ATACTTTTTTCGGTACTTCTTGTTCATTTCTAGTTTTAATAAAGTTAGTTATAGTTTGACCTGGTGTAAATTCTTGAGCGTATTCTCTACCAGCATCTGTACCCCATTCATGTTGTTGTGGATTATAAATCTCATACATGAAACCAGGAAATTCTTCACTAATACCCATACCTTTCTGTACAGCTTTATATAATTGTTTACCAAGTTTATATCTAGGTGGTAATGAATCTATAAATGTTTTCTCATCACCGACTGATACTAATTGTCTCATTTTAGATGCTGACATACCATCAACACCAGTTGAATCAGGATCTCTAGCACCGGCTGATACAACTTTGATTGAGTTAAACTTGTATAAACCATGTGTAGATTTAACACCGTTGTATTTCTTTAATAGTGTATCAAATACTCTAATTCTATCTGAACCAACAACTAACTGTATATCTTTATAACCTTGATCATATAAATCAACACAAGCGTCTAATATAGTTTTAGCTACTGTATCTTCTACATCAACACCTCTTGGTAACATAGCACCCATGTATTTTCTAATCTGAGCGTTTGTTAATGGATTCTTTTTTTTGTCTGTAGTATGTGAAGTATATATTTTTATGTCTTGACCTCTACCGATAGTCTTCATCTTATTAGCTAACTTCATGTGTCCGACTGTAGGCGGATTAAAACGACCAAAAGTAAATGTTACACCTTTAGCATTATCTTCTATTATGTCTTTAAAGTTTTTCATCTTTCTCTATTTTTAAAACTAAATCTGTTTTACCTTTAATTATTCTATGATACATTCCTTGTGGTATCTCAAATTTGTAATCATGTTTTAATTCAAATGGTAAATTACCATTAAATTGAAACTGCCACCCTTCACCTTCTAATACTGTTATTTTTCTATGTTCTTTATCACGATGCCAAACTAATTCAGTATCGAGTACGTTAGTTGAGAATGTTCTCAATTCACCCTCATCAACGTATGGTCTACCAGAAGAAATTTCCACCACCTGTTAGTCCTAAATCTTTAGCGTAGTATGGTAATCTACAACTCCAATATCGAGCTGATAATTTATCATTAGCTGTATCACAATTATGTCTAGCGGCAAATGATTTTCTAGCTTCAGGATCATCTAACTTAACTGCTAGTTTAGCTCCACCACCTTTAGCTCCGAAAGTAACTTTCTTTACTTTGTCTCCGTCTTTAACATAAACATAAAACTTTTTCGGTCCACCTTTCTTAGGTTTGTTAATTTCTTTATTATCGTCTTCTGTTACTTCAACCATTGGTCTTTCTAAAGGTACATGCTTACCTTCATATAAACCAAAGTCAATATGTTCTAAAAATGTTTTCATTGTGATCTCTTAATAGCATCAGGTGTTGGAGCTCCCTTTTCACCTTTCTTTCTCATTGGTTCACCTCGAGCTCTTTTCTTTCTAATATTATCCCATAAACCTTCATTAGATTCACCTCTAACTTTATCAGCTAAGTCTTTATCAGCTTTACCCCATGTACCTTTACCTTTAGTAATAAAAGAATTAACTCTAGCGTGACCCCATTGGACAGCTGTTGTACCTGGTCTATGACCTGTTTGCCAAGCTTTAACACCTCGTTTGAATACTTGTTTTAATATTCCCATAGATATACCTGACTTATCAGCTTTCTTCTTAAGTGATTTATCCGCGTCACCTTCACCAAACATTTTATTAAACTTAACTGTATGTTTACTTGGTTTAGTCTTGACTTGTTTACCATCGTTATCTTTATCACCTGGAGCTGGACCTTTACCACCTTTTTTAAAGTGTTTAGCTCTAGCTTCTTTATCTTTTATACTTAACCCTTTGTAGTATTTTTTAGGTTGTGTACCCGGTTCATCATCTACATGAGGATCTTGAGGTTGTTTTCTTTCTTTCATATTACTATTTATCCCAATTCTTAGCAACTGTAAAGTTGTTGAATGAAAATTCTAATTTATCTACTATTTTAACAGCACCGCCTGTTTTGTCAATAGCGACATACCCTTCTGGATTTACTACTTTAAATCCGTTATCTACTTTAACAAATGTCTTAGCTATACCTTTAGCTGAATCAAGTTGACTTATTATCATCAACTTAGCTTCTATAAGAAATTTCATAAAGTCTACTACATTCTTTAATGTGTTTGTAGCTTTTCTTATCTCAGCTAAATGTCTTTTTAAATTCTGTTTAGATGTTGGTGTATCACCTTTGTTCTTTATCCACCAATCATTAAAATGTTTGAAATAAGCTTGTACTACTTTTCCTGAAGCTGGTAATGTTTTACCGGCTCTTGTATATGTATTTAGATATGTTTTAAATCCCGCTCCGACCGCTGATGATCCTAAACTATTCTGCCATCTCATAAATTGATTGAATTCACCTGATTTAATCTTTTGAAATTGTTTACCAGCGTTTGATAATAGTTTAGTTACTTTTACTGTATCTTTAGCTGTGAATGTAGCTCTACCAGATACATCTTTAAATGTAGCATCATCTTGCCAAACACTAGGAGATTTACCTGGTATCTTAGCTCCGAATGATGCTTGTAAACTTTCTACTGATTTACCTTTATATGTCGTGTGCCAGACAATTCCAACTTTAGCGTTGTTAATTTCTTTACCGATCTTAGAGTTGACAGGTACAGCGTACATGATTGTATTTGGTGTGAATACATAATGTGATTCACCATCAATGTCTGTTGTAGTCACATCATCTGTAAACATTAAATCACCTTGTAGTATTTCATTCATACCTAACTTCGGAAACTCAGCCAAACAAACTTTTAGTTTAGATGCTAACTCACCACTCTTATCAGCGTCAATGTCTTCGTCACTATGATAGTAAGCACCCTCAGCGTTTCTCTTACGAAATAAACTCTTAGTAGCTACAAAGAATTTACCTGTCTCTGGGTGAGGTCCTGCGAATACAGCTGGTGCTCCATCCCATTTAACTGTAACATTCAACTTAGACTTAGAACTACCCGCGAACATATCTCTTAATGATTGTAGAAATTGTATTGAACTACGACCACCAGCAATACCAAAGTTTAGAATTTCATCTTCTAGATGTTCTAAGTGTAAATTCTTACCGGCTGCTTCTGTTAAAAATTCCATTACTTCAATGATCCTTTCCAATTCTTTGTAGTTGTATTGATCTCAAACTTTGTACTAAACCCTGAACCTGAATTTGTAGCTATTCCAACAACATTCCATTTCGGTTCTGGTGGCATACCTTCTAAACTTTCTACTAATAAAATGTTGATACTATTATATTCTTTACCAGCTACTTTCATAACTTTGATTACTAATACAGGGAAATCGTTATATTCTTTTCCTTTCTTAGCTAAGTCTTCTACTTTTTTCTTCTCAAAATCATCTCTCGTACCCATATGTTTCAGTTGATTACCACCATAAACAATTACTAAAGGTAAAGCTGTGTTTCCAAATCTAGCTTCTCCTTCGAATTCAGCGGCTAAAGCGAATAATGATGTAGACAAGTTTTCATAACTACTCATTTTACTTTCAACATATTTTAATATACCTTTAATATAATTCATTCCAGCCCAATTAGAAGTCAATTTAAATACTGTATCAACAGGTGTACCCAAACCTAATTGTATTGTATCACCTTCTTTCATTGAATCAAGTTGTTTCAGTTTCTTTAAATCATTTGATGATATAGATGTATCACCACCTTCTATTATTACTATTGGGTCTATTGGTCTATCTTTTACAGCAAATTGTGAATTCAGTTTACTAGCTAATTTTTTATTTTCTAGATATAGTTTATTGATAGGATCACCTGTCATAGCTTTATTGAATGTCTTTATCTCTCTTACTAATCCTTTCTTAGCTGAAACAGTTCTAGTACTTTCAGAAATAGTAGCACCTTGTGATTGTAATTCTTTGATAATTGAATTAGCTGATTTACTTATCTTACTTGATTTAATTTGTTTATCAGCAAATGATTTAGCGAAGTCATTAGCTGACTTAGCTAACTTAGAAAATACACCTTTTATTTTATTGAATAGAAACTTAGTACCTTTAGACACTTTAGCACCTAACTTAGATAAAACTGATGTACCTTTATTAAATATATCTCGTATACCTTCTGAAATAAGTTCAGCTTCAGTATCCCATTCATTATGACTGACTTGTATTTCTGTATTCTTTGAAGGTAAGTTAGTAGCGATACCACCTGTGAATCTAGAACTAGCGAACTTTCCGACTTTACCTATTCTAGCTGATCCCGCCTTAGCATCTTTCTTCAATGAAACTTGATAGAATTCTACAACTGATTTATTATTAGAATCAAGTAAAGTAATTTTACTTTTAGTAGTTGTTTCTATTCTTCTATGTTGTGCTTGTTTATCTAAAGTATTCATTTCTTTCATAATTTTAAATAAATCTTCTTTAGTACCTTTAGTTATCATCACAGCATCGGCTGTGTTTACTTTATCAGGATTCTGAACTTCAAATATCTCTGGTGCTTGATTGTAATAATCATTGATACTTCTATGAATGAAATCTTTGAAACTTCCTAATTGTTTCATTGAACTACCTAATTCTGTACAATATTCTAACATAATTTTATCACCACCATCAACATTAGATGTAAATTCTTCTATCCAAGATTTACATATCGGTGAAAATTCAGGGTGTGATAATATTTTTAAACCTTTACCCATACCTTCAACAATAGCACAACCCTCATAAATTTCTGTTCTGTCTGTAGCTGATTTAGGTAATGTATCATTAATTGATATGAATACATCTTCTTCTTTGAGTTCAAATGATTCTAATTTGAGATCAGGTTCTACTGTGTTGTGAGTTTTTGATAGACGATATAATTCATCACCTAATCTATGTCCGAATTCTGTATCTGATGGATAATGAGCTCCAGCTACTTGTCTACTGTCTCCGATTCTTTGACCGATTTCTAGTATATTCTTTCTATGTTCTAGTGGTACTTCGTCAGCTACTAATTGTGATACTAAACGACCTTGAGTAGCGTGTCCTGATGGATATGATGGAGTCCCAGCTGTCTTTAAAGGGAATGTGTCTAATGGTAGAGATAGTTTATTAGCTAAATCTTTAGGTCGAGGTCTATTGTAATATCTTTTGAGAGATAAGATTATCGGACTTGATTGATCAATTAAATCTCTTATTCTATCCCAATCTACGTCTATACCAAAGTCTTCTAAGTAATCTTTGAAAGGTTTGATGATCTTTAAATCATACATAACCATTTCATCTTGCCACTCGGTTCTCTTTCCACCTAATGAGATTAGATATCTTAATTCGTTGTGTGTTGTAGTAGATGTATTTTTAGGAAAGGGATACCCTTGCCATTCTTCAAGATCAATATCTTCGTAGGTTGGGAACTTTGTAGCTAATTGTTTTACTCTTTTAGAAGTTAATTTTGTTGGGTGCCCAAGTTTATCTAACTTATTTTCTACTGATTCTTCATTTAGTTGAGAGAATGTTTTCATAAGTAGTATTTATGTTAATACTATTTTTGAATTCTGTGATTAGCTAAGAACTTTTCAATCTCTGCTATAGATTCGACTAATTCTTCTTGTTTTTCTTCGTCTTTATGTGTTCTCTTAAGAACTATAAGTTGTTTTTTAAGCTCAACTTTATGGCTGAGTAAATCCATGAGAGATTTACTCTTTATTGTTCCTCTATCTTCACTAGGAGTTGATGATTTCATTTAACTGTTTAATTGTTTCGTCTGCAGTAGTATGTAGTATTCCTATACCACCCGCGTCAACCCAACATTGAATATTCTTAGGTCTATCGTCAATCAGTACAGCTTTACTATGAGCAAACGCCGCTTTTTGACTACCTTTGAATGTAGGTATTATGATCCAATGATCTGTACAATACTCTTTTATCCAATCAATTTTGTCTTTGATAACAATAGTTCTGTTAATAGTACCAGCCGCTGTTAATATCTCTGTATGAATACCTGAGTTTAAAGCGTAATCTACTAATTTCCAAGCATCAGGTAAAGGTTTTAATCTTCTGAATAGATGTTTAGAAGTAACTTCTCTTTTTCTATCGTTATACACATCAGCAACATCTGATAATCTAACTTTATGTCCTAGAACTTCTGAAAGTCCTGATTCAAAGTCAGCTAGAACTCCGTCCATGTCAATGAATAATTGTCTTACTTTTTTATTTTCCATACTGTTATTATACTAAAAGTGTACCCGCGGTTTCAATAGATTAATCAAAATTTAAATCTTTAGTGTTTTCAGAAGATATTCTTTTACCTGTCGCTGTATTGTCCATTACAGGTCCGATATCAACTAATTCATCTTGTGCTGATTGTTCAGTATCATAAAGTCTCATTTTCGCTTTATCAACACCCAATACAAATCTCTTATGATATCCCGGATCATTATATCGATTCTTTAACTGTTTGACCATAACTTGATCAAGTTCATCCATATCTTC